ACCTCCTGGTCAAAACACCAAGGAGCAGCGTATCGACAAGGGAAGGAGCCCATATGAGACGAAACTTGTTCGCATTCAACTTCTCGATGGAATGAGGCTCTTCTTTGATGAAAAGCTTTTCTGGGTCTTTAAGCCCGTAGTGAATTGCGTCTTCTGGTGATATGAATGCGATGGCTTTGGCGCCAAAAACCATTCTGATGAAGAGGCGAATTTTCACCATCCTCGTCAGCTCCAAGAAATCCTCGGGCTTGTCCCACACCTTCTTTGGCCCTGGCCTGATCGTCTCGGTCCAACCCTGTGACTTGTCCGTGTCGAGCTGGTCGTAAATATTTCTGATGGTGAAGTCCAGGTATTGCAGATCCTGGGAAGGGTTGACATCGTCGAACGAGTGGACCATGCTCCTCAGGACCTCGTCCATCTTTTTCTCATAGCCCTCGAAAGACCCTTGAAGTCGGCGACCCATCTGGTACTCGAGACTGAGGTTGATGTGCTCCTTGCTGTTGGGCGGCATAGGTAGCCCACAAAAGATGTCCTCCCTCTTATTGGGCTCTTGGACATAGGGCTTAAAACCCCCCCTCCTGGAAATCATGTCGTTGTTGACGTCACTCATCGTGTATCTTGCCGCGTTTGGGGCGAGTGTGGGCTCTCGACGAATGTTGTATCCTGTGGGACGTTGTTCCTCGTAACAAGCCTCCAGCGTGGGAAATCCGGTTGCGTCTGGACAGTATGGCTCGCCATCGACGCGGGGTCCCAAGATGGTTCTTATCTGCTTGAGGTAGTGCTTCGTCGTTGGGATCTTTTCCAAGTCGGAGATCAAAACTTTGTTGCGCGCGAAGGCCAAAGGGCCAGTTGACGTCAAATCAAGACAGCCACTGGCTAGCATCGTTTGCAAATGCATCTCCGCTTGGTGGAGGCGAGCTTCTTCAGATTCCTCGGACACTGTGGACCTCAAATACTTGAGAGATCGCTCCTCAAGCTCCAGGACAGACTTCGTGTGGTCGATGTTCCTGGCAAAGTTTTTGTGTGCTTTGGGGGCTTGGGGGAACCCATCTGCTTGGGCACTCTGGTGCTTCTTATTCTGCGGCTTTCTCGGCTTGGAGCGGGCCTTCCAGGCCGGGGGCGTGACAAGGTACTTCTTTCTGATGGTCTTCGCTTCTGCGAGTTTCGGACCAACGAGAGAAAACCACTCCTCTGCCAAGTCTCTTCCATCCCTGACTTTGTCTTGGTCTGCGCCGCCCCCCAGAAGTGGGAAGTACGCGAACTCGTATTCTTTTCCTGCCAGGGCTTTGGCGAGGTTGTCAGCGCACAACTTCATGCTTGCGAATTTCGGGCAATCGTAAGAATTCTCCTTTGCAACAAGATGAATTACGTCTGCGGTGCAAAATTTGTCCGCTTTGGAGATGATAACATCACCGACTTTGTACTTCGTGGAAGCCTCGAGCAAAGACAATCCATTCTCGTCTCGCAAGTCGTGGTGTGTGACTGCTGGCTCACCTGAGCAAACCTTTGGCCGACGATTGGCCAACCCTTGGGCGAAATTGACAGAGCACCATCCATCAAGCCCTATGACGTGGATGACAACTGATGAGCCAAGAGAGCCCAAGAAATACCCTGTCTGTATGTCCATTGCAATCGCGTATGCATCTGGAACGTACTTTGCCACGGTGGAACAAACTGGCTGTACAATGCCCCTGGCTTCCGAAACCTTTTGGCACGTGACAATGGATTTTTCTTCTGGATAGAACTCAGAAGTCTCCTCAATCTTCTCTGTGGGCAACCCGGTTTGTGGGACCTCAACCGACTCTGCGATTTTCTCGCAATATTTCTGCAACATTTTGTCCTCGAAGTCCTCCTTTTGGGCAATCTCCTTGGCCAGAAGGCGGATTGTGCGAGTGAGATCATCTCCAGAGGGAGACTTTGACTCCTCATCTCCATACTCACCGAATTTGGCTCTCCTCGTCCTCCTACCCTGATTTCTGGCAGAATAGCCTTCCATGCCATCTCCGGTGATAAGATCCTGAATGTGGTCTGCTTCCTCTTGCCAGTCGACCTCATAGTCGTCGTCGGTTCGGATCCACTCCTCTTGATCCAAGGCTTTTGTGTCTTTGGGAATTCTGTCTCCCTTGTCCATTGGGCCATCGGGATAACTGTGTTCCGATCCAGTGTATCGGTTCACCCACTTCCTGCGCTGGGCAGACTTGGCCTCGGAGATCTTTGGGTCAACAGAGTCCTCTGGTTGCTCAGAGATCTTGGGAATTCGCTTGGAGGGGATGTCGAATTCTTGGGAAGTAGAACAAGGGCCTGAAGGTTCCTCGATTTTCTCCTGAGAGGACAGAAACTGATCTGCTTCCTTATATTGAGTTCGAAAGAACTTTGCGGCACGCTGGAAATCAAAAAGGACAGCTTCCTTCTCTTTTTGTGTTGTCAAGCCCTGCGCTTCATCCTTTAAGGCCTTTTCGGCCAACCTCACTGCAAGCTCTTCATCATCACTCCTTTTGGATCTCTTGAAAATCGTGCTATTCTGGGAATGGAATTTCTTCGACTCTTGCAAGCAGAACTCGATTGACTTCCTGGCTTTTGTAATTGTCTTGTCAATATCCTCTTTCGGAACATCGATTTTGTCATGTGGATTGGGAAGCAGGCCATATCGAATCAGATGATTGTGTATGCCAGCTGAATTGATGCACAAATTGTAAGGCATGCATTCTTTGTTGTTGGTCCCTGACACGTGGATTCCGTAGGGAACAAGTCGAGATCCAGCCCACTTGTAAATCACTGATCCTGATTGACCAGAGAAGGTGGATATCTTGTGAGGTGAAAGCAGCTCTGCAAACTGATCGGGATCGTCATAGACGGGGCCTTCTGCCGCCATCAAAACAGGCTTGCCTTCGGAATCTTCCTCCCATCGAAACGTCGTGAGGCGACCAAATTTGACATTGTCAAAAGACGGAGGGGCCTTTTGAAGTTTGTACTTGGCACAAAAGGACTGAGGGAGCTCGAAAGCCACCAAATCCTTCCACGTGTTGATCATATCCTTAGCCATTTTCTTGGATGCGGGAATGCCAACCCACTTTGGTGTGATGGAAAACCAAGTCCGATTCTCGTCGTACATGGAACGAATGTAGAGACTCTCTGTACATGTTGACTCCCAACTGATGAAAGCATGCAAATTCGTCAGAACGAAACGAAGATTTCCTTCTCCCTTGGCTTGCGATCCATGGATTGACCCCCTTGCGAATGGTTCGACTTGGCCTGCGGCTGAGAGCAGCCAGCCAAGCTCCACTTCGTACTTAAGTGCTTCGGGCTTTACCAAAACCCAGGGTTCATACTCGGAGTGATCCATGGTTGACTCCCCCTTCTTGGTAGTCATTTTCGGCAAACTCTTGACGGTAATTGGCTCCTTAGTGATTCTCGCGAGAGTGTCTTTGGACATCTGTTGGTCGTAGCCTGTCGGGACCATCCGCCCCGCCGAATCGCGGTCGAAACGAGCCGTGACCATTGATGTTGGGGAGGACACGGCCTTGAAATCTTTTTCTCCAAACTTCTTCAATTCTCTCGCCTTCGTCCATTCGTCAACTTTGACGCGAGCTGTCCGAACGGCGACGGCACCGCCGGCTCCTGTTAAGGCGGCAGCTGCAATCATTGCAAATGAGAAAACAATGCGCAGCGGAAAGCTGAACAAGCAAAACAACAAACTCACACAGGGTGTGCGGATGTTCAAAACAGTACAATATACGGAACGCCCGTACAAGTACTCGAGT